AAACAATCTACTTGAATTAGGCAAACTCTGTAAAACTAGAAGGCTTGAAATACTAGAAAGAAAGAAAAACATATATGCGTTTCGTTGGGAGGTAGATAATGCCTAAACCAACAAAACAAATGCAGGCAAATGCCAAAAGAGCACTGGCATTGAGAGACAAAGCACCCAAGAGTAGAAAAGGTATGACACCTGTAGGGTTGCAGAGAGCGAATCAATTTGCTAAGGGCAAGAATGTAAGTCTACAAACTGTAAGACGCACATTCTCCTATCTTAGTAGAGCAAAGACTAATTATAAACCAGGCAAAAATACTCCAGGTACACAAGCATATTTGGGCTGGGGTGGAAATGCAGGTTTAAGTTGGGCTAGAAAGATACTAAAAAAGTAAGGAGAGCGATATGGCTATGCGAGGTGGACGTAAAAGCACACGTGGTGGTAAAAAGAAAAAAGACAAAAAGCAATCACGTGGCGGAAGACGCCGTAAATAACGGAATTTGTGCAGTAAAGCATAAATAATAACACATACTGCTATTAGAGGGCAGGTGGTAGAACTCAACCAATTATAAAGAGGATATAAAATGGACGCAGAAAATACAGCGGTAAACGAAACTGAGACAACTGCATCTCAACCAGAGGTTAAAGAGCAGGTAGCAACGCAGGATGTTGTTAAGGAAAACAATACACTTTCACAAGACGATGTTAATCGCATTGTTGCAGAGAGAGTGGCAAGGGAAAAGGCAAAGTTTGAAAAGAAATATTCAGGCGTTGACTTGGACCACTACAACAATTTGGTAGAACAAGAAGAATCACGCAAACGTCAAGAGATGGAAAAGCGTGGTGAGTACGAAAACTTACTGAAGTCTCAGGCTGAGAAATTTCAAGGCAAGATTCAGCAGTATGAAACAGAACTACATTCTATCAAAGTAGATGGCACATTGTTAAATGAGGCTAGTGCTAATAAGGCAGTTAATCCACAGCAAGTGGTTCAACTGTTAAAGAATAGCGTTAAGTTAAATGATGCAGGTGGTGTTGATGTTGTGGACGCAAACGGACAAGTACGATATGATGATAATGGTAATCCATTAGCAGTCTCAAACTTGGTAAATGAATTCCTTACAGCAAATCCTCATTTTGTTCAAGCAGGACCAGGTGGTTCTGGAACAGGACAAGGTGTAGGCAAACAAACTCCTGTGGTAGATAACGATGTTACTAAACTTAATATGCAGAATCCTGAACATCGTAAGCGTTATCGTGAGATAATGTCAGCAAAAGGGGTTCGCGTATAAATTTGCTACTAAAGGAGAATAACTATGGCGAATGAATTTGACACAGGCGTATCAGGAGCAGATGCTCTTTATGCCAACATTATGCAGGCGGCTTTGTTTACATTAAACGAGCAGTCTATTATACGTCCTCTTGTAAGAAATTACAATATGACAGGAACTCCAGGCTTAACAGCACAAGTTCCAATTTACCCAGCGGTAACAGCCGCAGCGGTAACTGATGGGGCAGACCTATCAAACACTTCTTTCGCAACAACTAAGAAAGAAATCACAGCATCAGAAGTTGGTGTTATGGTTACACTTACTGACTTGTTAGAAGAAGCATCAAGTGACGACACAGCGGCAGCAATTGGTAGACAATTAGGTGCGGCTATGGCTGAGAAAGTTGACACAGATATTGCGGCTTTATTCAGCGGCTTTTCAAATGTTGTTAACAAAAGTCAAGCAGTAATCACAGCAGAAGATATCTTCAAGGCTGCGGCTACTTTGAAAAACAACAAAGCAGATCAAAACGGTGCTTATGTTTGTGTGTTACACCCATTCCAAGCATTTGATTTGAAAAAGCAGTTAACTAACAATGGCGCGGCTGCTATGTCACACAATTTAAGTGATGTAGGTAATGCGGCATTATCAAGTGGCTTCATTGGCAGAATTGCTGGTGTTGACATTTTTGAATCAACTGTTGTTACAGGTGGTGATTCAACAGGATCATTCTTTGGTGCAGTAATGACTCAAGACGCATTAGGCTATATGCTAAAACGCGATATGAGAATTGAAACTCAAAGAGATGCTTCTTTAAGAGCAACTGAAATCGTAGGTTCTATGGCTTACGGCGTAAGTGAACTTTTTGACGCATACGGTGTTGCAATCCAATCAGACGCATCAGCAGTTATCTAATAACTGTTAGACGTACGGTATTAGGAAAGGGCGGAGTAATTCGCCCTTTTCTTTTGAAAAGTATATGGTTTCCTAACAAACTGGTAAATACAATTATAACAAATTATGCGGTTTGGGAAGGACCTAAAGCGTGATATAAAGGACAGTATCCTATGGCGATTACACTAGCAACAATATCTGATATTCAGACATATGAACCAGACATTATAGATTTTGGTATTCCTGAATTTACAGATGAAATTTCAAAAGCACAAGCAGACGTATTTAGAGACCTAAGAATCCAATGGTGGCCCACATACCACAATGGCATTTATGATTTGGCAAAACTTACTATGAGCAATGAGCCAGATGAGGACCTATACACTGCAAGCCAATTGACTAGAGCCTGTGCCTACAATGCACTAGGTTTTCACATCTATCCTAAACTCGCAAAATTTGAACCAGAACAAGATTTATTTGAACGCAAGATGGAGTTCTACAGAAAAGAATATTCCAGAGAACTAGATTTAGTATTGCGTGATGGTGTTGAATATGATGCGGATAGTAGTGGTACAGTCACAGATGACGAAAGAGAAGCAACTCACTATCTACGCCTCAAAAGGTAGATAGTTTATGTCAAACAGAGAATCAGCAGTAAAGAACATCATAGAAGTTTTGGAGGATATGAATCCACCAAGACCAGTATTTGTGTCAAGAGAGCCATTTGAATTAGACAAGTTGGCAATGACACAATTCCCAGCACTGTTAGTAACCGCAGGCAATGAGACACGTGAGGATCAGGCAATGGGCGGTTATAGACGTGGGATAATTGAGGTGAATATCAGAGGGTTTGTTCGCTCTGATGGACGCAAAGGATTCGTTCAAAGTGTTGATGAAAAACGCAACAATTTGATTGAAAGAATAGAAGAAGCATTGAATACAGATCGCACACGCGAACTGGACACGGCACGGGCGGCAACAACACACGTTGCCTCTATAGAAGTAGTAGACAGAACTCCACCATTAGGTGAATTTGTTATGATTGCTGAAGTGCATTATTCATTTACTAAAGGAGCAGTATAATGGCTGTAACACAATACACAAAAATGATTGATAATAACGGCGACACTATTTCAGTAGAAGAAAGCCGTGTTGAAAGATTTCTTTCTGAGGGTTGGACATTAGCGTCTAAACCTAAAGAAGAAAAAAAAGTTACTAAGAGCAAAAGCAGTAAAAATAAAATTACAGCAGATGCCCAAGTAACTTCAAAAGAAACATCTGAGGAAAAAGAAAACGTATCTTTGGAAAGTTGGGGCGATAACCCAGAAGAAATTGATACATTGACTTATTCCTATGATGACTTTGAAACTGCCAAAAAGGAGAACTAAACTATGGCTACATTTACAGGTGAAAATGGTAAAGTAGAAATCACTTCAGATGAATCTGCAGGAACTACTACCGTTGCTGAAGTTCGTTCGTGGACAGTAGAACATACTAAAGATGTTATTGAAGATACTGTTATGGGCGATGCGGCAAGAACATACAAAAGTGGATTACATCAATTCACAGGATCAATGGAGGTGGTGTATGATTCAACTCATACAGACGCTACAACTGCTTTTGATCCATCACAGGACGGGGCTCTTACTGTAGAGTTTTATCCTGACGCGGCAACAGGTCAAAAATTTAGTGGTTCAGTGATTACTACATCAGTATCAAGAACTGCAAGTTTTGACGACCTAATTACTGCAACTGTTAACTTCCAAGGAAGCGGTGCACTTTCAACAAGCCTCGTATAATTGGATGATTAGCATTAGTGTTAAAGGCACTAGGCAGGTAGTCAACTTTCTTGAAAAAGAAAAAGAAAGATTGATTAACCAGATTGCTCAGGATACATTGGTGGTTGCAAGATCCAAGACACCAATTGACAAGGGACAAGCGAGGCGTGGTTGGCGATTAGAAACTAGTTTCAAACAGCGAAAAATCGTTAACCGCGTACCTCACATTGACGCACTTGAGAATGGGCATTCAAAACAAGCACCTAACGGGATACTTGGACCTACTGTTAGGGAGATAACCAATAGGAGTTATAAATGAGTGAAGTAATGAGTAACATTAAGGGTCATTTTGCTGACAAGTTAGCAGGTGGCTTAAAGAAGATAACAATTCCAGAATGGAAGACTGATATCTATTATAAAGGGGCCTATCCTTTTGCAGTTGAGAGCAAAATTATTGCACTACAACAAAAAGGACAGACTGTTGAAGCACTAGTTGAAAGTTTAATCTTAAAAGCGTTGGACCCAGAAGGCAAACCAATGTTTCATAGAGCAGACAAAGTAACGCTAATGAATGAAGCAGACCCTACAATTTTGTTAAGAGTATGTGCAGAGTTGAATAATGCAACTTCTGATTATGAGGAAGTAGTAAAAAACTAAAAGAGGACACTGAACTGCAACTTATAATTAGGGTTGCAGAGACCTTGCACAAAAGTATAGAAGAAGTTATACAAACTGTCAGTGTCCTTGAATTAAGGTTGTGGTACGAATGGTTCGTGTTACAGCAGGATAGAAGTAAGGAGACTATAGGTGGCAACACAACAAATAGAAATCCGCGCCGTAGATAAAACTCAGGCGACGCTTGGAAAAGTCAATAGAAGTCTTGGCAACATTGATAAAAAAGCCAAAGACGTCAGTATTTCGTTTGGGCAGATTGCCGCACTAGCAGGAAGTGTCTTTGCAGGTTTAGGACTTGCTAAAGTTACATCAAATCTTGTTACAACTGGTAAGGAACTAGAAAATCTTAACGTAAGATTGAAGTTCTTGTTTGGCAGTGCCAAAGAAGGTGGTAAAGCATTTGATGAAATGGCACAGTTTGCCAGTCAAGTACCTTTTAGTCTAGAAGAAATCCAAAAAGGCGCAGGTGTTCTAAGTGTTGTCAGTGATGACGCAGAAGAACTTGCTAAAATTATGCGTATCACAGGTAATGTGGCAGCAGTCACAGGACTTGATTTCAAAACAGCATCAGAACAGGTACAAAGATCCTTAAGTGCAGGTATTGCCAGTGCAGATTTGTTTAGAGAAAAAGGCGTTAGAGATATGCTTGGCTTCTCAGCAGGTGCAACTGTATCAGCAGAAGAAACTGCTGAAGCATTTGAGAGAGTGTTTGGACCTGGAGGCAAATTTGCAGGAGCGACTGATGCTCTAGCAGGCACATTGGAAGGTACACTTTCAATGATTGGTGATAAAGTATTCACGTTCAAGAAAACATTGCTTGAAGCAGGACTGTTTGATTCACTAAAAGTACAATTTACAGCATTTGATAAACTGTTAAGTGACAATGCAGAAGCAATCAATAATGTTGCTAAAATTATAGGTGACAAATTAGGATTTGCTGTTTTCCAAGTGGCTGATTTTTTCAAAAACTTAAACATTAATATGGAGGACCTAATAGTTGGTGCCAAAGTTGCGGCAGCAGTGTTAGGTGGTGCAGGATTATTAGCAGTAATCAAAGGTATTACAGGTGCTGTCAAAGGTTTAACACTTGCAATGGCAAGAAACCCATTAGGACTGTTAGCAGTAGCAGCCGCAAGTTTAATTACATTCCTAAGTATGGAAAACGGCTTGGGCAGAACTATTGCACAAGTAACAGCGGTTATGAAAACGCTTGGCAACCTTGCAGGACAAATTGCAGTATTCTTTAAGGAAGTGTTAGGTAAAGTTGTTGAATTCTTGACAGGTGCATTTGATGGTTTTGTTGATTCTGTTATAAGTGGTTACAATGCTATTGCAGATTTCATACCATTCCTAGACAGAGTTGAGGCTAGCGGAAGTGATGTAAGAAAAGCACTAGTTGATGTAGGTGTAAAAGGTTTTGAATTTGTTGAAGAAACAGTAGGCAATGCAAAAGACGCAGTTGTAGAATTTGTAGACACAAATAAACTTGCCAGCGATGCACTAAATGAAGCAAGAGGTATTTTAGAGCAGTTAACAAATAGTTGGACAAACGCAGGCATCACATATGATGAAGCAACTGAATCACAACGAAAATTATATGATGAGACTATGGCTGTTGCCAAAGCAGCAGAAGAACAGAAAAACAAAATTCAAGAACAGGCTCTTGCGGCAGCAAACGCAACAGATAAAACTGAAAAGTTAACTGAAGCACAGCAAAAATTAAAAGATTCAAGTTTCGCACTTGGTGTAACTGCAGACATCAAAAAACAACAAGATGAAATTATTGCTTTCTATGACAGAGAAATTGAAAAAGCAAAAGATAAAAACGAATTTATAAAAGTATCAAATCGTACATTATACAGCAGAGAAATACTTTTAACAGACCAAAAACACGACGAATTACTAAAACTAGAAGAAAACTTTTTCAACAAAATTGATGCAATGCAAAAGCGTAGCATTGAAAGAAAATTAAAAAACGATTTAGATTATCTTGAGGGCGCGGCTGCAAACCGTGATAAGGATTTCCTTAAACGTAAAGGTAACGAAGAAAGAACTGCTGAGATTGTAAGAGACAGAATAAATTTTGAAAAGAAATCAGAATTAGAAAAAACACAGTTTGGCTTAGAACAAGCAACCACAATGTTTACAGGTTTGTCAAAAGTTAACAAGAAGTTTTTTGCGGCACAGAAAGCGGCAGCGATTGCACTTGCTATTGTAAACACATATCAAGGTGCAACCAAGGCACTTGCAACTTATCCACCACCATTTAACTTTATTGCGGCAGCGGCAACTGTTGCTAGTGGTTTGGCACAGGTTGCAACTATTAGAGCACAAACTATGCAACGTGGTGGTGCACTACAAGGTGGACAGGCAGCAATTATAGGAGAAGATGGTCCAGAACTTATTGTGCCTAAACAAAGTTCAACAATCATACCAAGAGAAGTTGCAGATGCAATTGATGGTATGGGTGGTAAGAGTCAACCTGTTGTTGTAAACTTTAACATATCAACTGTTGATGCTGAAGGCTTTGATGAATTATTGATTAGAAGAAGAGGCACCATTACAGGTATTATTAACACTGCCTTAACCAAACAAGGCAAACAAGGAGTAATAGGATAATGGCATACATAGGTAATTTTCCAACTTCGCCTGGCTTCAATGCGGCAAAATTTAAACAGAACACAACTACTAAAACAACTACAGCACAAAGTGGTAGAAGTATTAGAGCAACTAATTCAACTACATTGTGGAGTGCAACACTTACATTTCCGCCATTAACACAAGCAGAGTTTCGTCCTATTCAAGCATTTATTGTGCAGACTAAAGGACCATTAAATGAATTTGATATTATTATACCAACAATAAGTGAAAGTCAATCAACTGTTGCAGGTAGTGTTGTT